TGCCGTAATGGACGGACACCAAGTAGCTAGGCGCTTGCCCGAAATGGAGCGTAATGGTCTAGTTGGGTTGACAGGTAAGACTGTCAAATCTTATGCTAAACGTCAAGAAAGGGAATGGTATGCGATTTCTTAAATTTCTGAAGGATTACTACCGCGACTTAACGCCAGCCGAAGTTATCCAGCGAGAGCTTGCCCAGGCCCACTTAGACCGCCTTGATGCCGAAGGCGCAGTAGAGTATGCCCAGGCGGTGCTTGACCTTAATATAGGCCGTATAGAGCGTTTGAATACGCGCATGGAGGAGTACAAATGAAAGATACCCACACATTAGCAATGGAGCAATTTGCGGAAGCATCCACATGGTTGGAGCGCACTGGTGGTTATGCTCATAGCATGACCTTGCGTGACCACTTTGCGGGGTTAGCTATGCAAGGGGTTTTAATAGACGATGCAATTCACGACGAATCAGACATTGCTAAAAGATGGATGGGGGAAATAGCGAAGGCTTCATACGAAATGGCAGATGCCATGCTAAAGGAGAGAAACAAATGAACTGCTGTAACGCAAACGGTGAATGCACACAAGGGCGGGACTGCCCTATCAGAAAGCAACGCGCTAAAGAAGTGAGCGAGGCGTTCATAAATTTGCATCGTTCGGCAGATAACCCCTACGAAGATGTAACGGATAGTTTTAAAGGATTGATCGCTTTTATAACTGTGCCCGCAGCAATAATGTTGTTTACTGTTTGGTATTGGGGGAAGTGATGAACAAATTTATTGATCATTAAGGAGTAAGACATGAAAGCAATTTGGAATTGGATTGGCTCGCCAAGCTACTGGAAATCAGCAGCAGTCATTAGCGCAATTTTATTGACTCTCGCGGCTTTTTTGAAAACCGTTGATTGGATGTTTACAGCGTCGATGCTTTTGGGGTTTTATTTTTGCTGGGTATTTTCTGATCGTGCCACCAAAGCCGCCCACAACATTAAGGAGTAAGACATGACTAAAGATAAAGCATTGAAGCTGGCGCTTGACACATTTGAAAGAATGAACCACGAGGACTCAATTTTTGCGGGTGAGTTTGATAAAGAAATCATTGCTATCAAAGAAGCCTTGGTAGAAGCAGCAGCCCGTGCTGATGAGCGTGAGGCCGCAGCAAAAGAAGCCGAAGCACAAGGCTGCCACATGGTAGCCGCCGCCATCCGCGCAAGGGGAACAACATGACAGGCTATCCATCAAAGAAAGCAGCAGCGCAGGACAAGCTGGCACAGCCAGAGCAGGAGCTACAAAACGCAAAAAAACTTTTCTGCGAAGCCCTAAGTTTTGGTTTAGTGTATAGAGTCGAGATTGGCCGCCAATGGGATATTGAGCGCGATAAAAAGGCTGATCAATTAGTGTCGCGTCTTTACACACCGGCAGCACAGCGCAAGCCGCTGACAAAGGAGCAGATTGAATTAGGTCACCGCGCCCCTTGGGGCTTTAATTTGGACGCTTTCACGGCGGGCGCTCGGTTTGCGGAAGCCGCCCACCGCATCACAGGAGAGAACACATGACTAAAGAAGCAACAATAGCGCTTGAGAGAATAGAGCGATTCATTACAAAGCGTCTATATTTTGATGACTTTGATGATGACTTTACCGCCATCAAGCAAGCCCTTGCACAGCCAGCACAGGAGCCGCTTGGAAAGTTGTGCGTATTTGATGACCCAGAAAGTGAGTTTGGATGGTCTTACGATATATCTGCAAACTTGTCGCAGCACAAGCGTATGCGTGATCTTGACGGGGCGCTGATCTACACCACCCCACCCGCAGCGCAACCCGCACCTGTGCCATGTTGCGGCAAGTACGAAACTTGCACTCAGGCTTGCACACCTCGCGGGAAATTTCTTGGAGCGCGTGAAGCCGCCCACGGCATAAAGGAGAACACATGAAAAAAATCATTAGATTTGGTCAAATTTCAGAAAACACTGAAGGGGAGCTGGTGTTTAAGAATTTTCACATTAATTTTGATCATCAGTATGAAAGTCCAGAAGAAGGAATTTTGTGCATGGTCATTGAACGTCTTGAAATTGAACTTGCACAATTAAAAATTTTGGCGCAGCCAGCGCAGGAGCGTAACTTCTGCCCCCGCTGCGGTAAGCGCACAGCAGACCTTACCGTTATCCACACTTGCACACCACCAAGGGAGAACACATGAGAAAATCAAGACACCACTTAATCCGAGACACTTTACTCGCACATGAAGATGGCTTAAATAAAAGCCAAATATGCAACATTACAAACTTTAGCCCTAATTCAATCAAGAAAAGCCTAGACGCTATGCCAGATGTTTATATTGATAGATGGGAGAAACCAAAAAAGCGGATTATTACGCCAATTTACATTGCCGTGAAAGTGCCAGAGGATTGTCCAAAACCATAAAATACGGGGGGAAAGCGGATGCTGTGAGATACCTTGACCTAGCTATCGCACCGAGATTAGAACGGTCACAGTGCAGCAAGTACCCCCACCTATGCAGCTAGTAATGCAACTTCAGCAGACCGGCGCTTGACTAAGCCAGGTAGCACCCGACCACCGCCTTTAGTCCAAAGCATCAACTGTTCTTTGGCTCCGTCCCAATCCTGCGCGTTAATCTTGCGCTTGAGGGTGCTTGTCTGCAAACGGCCCGTGCCAAGGTTGTAGGCAAAATCAACAATGGCGTTGCACTTGCGCTCGTCGGTCAGCAGAACAGGACACTGGCGCAGGACGCCAGGTAAGTAGGTGTGGTGCAACTCTTGGAGCAACAGCGCAGCAGCGTCCGGCTCAGACATTGACGGGTCAGTCAGAGCCACCTTGCGTCCGTCAGCATAGTAGGTGCTTCCGTAACCAATCGTAGGGACACCGGCAGGGCAGAGGTAGGGCTTGGCCCTGTAACCCTCAAACTGTTTACACAGCGCGGCGGCTATGTCTAGTTTCATAGCCCACGCTTAGACAATGTACGGTCAAGAAACCAATAGTTAAGCGTGCCTGATACCAGCGCGGCAAAATCTGCTGACATAATAAGTTTGAACACTGTTTCTGGTGGCGCACCAGTTGCCCATGCAGTCCACGCAAACCAAATGTGGGCAAAGCTCCAAAGAAGCAAAATCCAATAGGTTGCTACTGGCCGCACCGAAGCGGACAGGCTTGCTGCCCAACCACCGGCAACTTTAACCATTTCGGTTTGTTGTTCAATGGCACTGTTAAAAGCATCCATAACTCCAGCATCTACCGTAGCGCCATGCTGCGCCCCGATTTCTGCTAGTTTCTGATTACCGCGCAGGGTTTCCAATTGGCACTGCTGAGTAAACATTTGCAGTTCATGCGAGCGCTCGTTTTTCTTGTCAAGCCATTTAAGGACTTCTGGAGCAAGTCGGAATAATCCCCCAAGCAAGGAGCCAAAGATACCGCCGCCGAGTAATTCAATCATATTAACGTACCTCAATTGTGCCGGTTAATTTACTGCGAAGCATCATAATTTCTAACTGCTGCTCTACCCGTTTCATTGTTTCCAATAATTCAGACCGACTAACCGATTGCAATTGCAGTTCTTTTAACCCAACTTTTAACAGTTGGATTTCTCGTTCTTGAACCGAAACCGATATAGACAAATCATTTACATTTTTCCAAATTAGCGCCGAAGCAGAGCCTACCGCTACCGCCATTGCTACAAATAAAGGCGGCAGAATTTTTTCTACAAACCAAGTCCAAGGGTTTATTTTTTCTGCCATGATTGCACCAATAACATTTCGGGCGTAATTTTTTGCTCTGGCAAATTGCCTGTTAAAGCAAACCAAGCCCATTCGTAACAGTACAGCCAATTTTTATCCCCTAATTTAAACGGAAACAAAAACGACAACAGCCCAATCCAATCATATTTTTCTGTTTTAACCAAATCAAAACGGTCATAGATTGTTGTCTCAGAAACATTTACTTCAAATAAATCAAATTCAACAGTGTCAAAATCCGACCAGTGCAAATTGTTTTGAAAAGTTGAATGGCACAAACGCCCACCGACAACAATGCCGCAATGTGGGTAGCCAGTCTTTAATCGCCATCGTGTGTACTTTGAAAACAAACCTTTAAAAAAGCCTGGACTATCTGTTTTTCGCAATGCAAGGTATACCATATTCATCCTTATGAATTTAGCAACCCCGCTGACATTGCTTGCGCTTTAGTCCGGTGGCTTTGCGTCCTTGGCTTTCGCCTAAGTATGCCAGTGATTAAATTTTATCT